CAGAAGATGATTGCTTTGGGCAACTCATACGACAGCTACAGGACGCTCAGTCCGTTCTATGACTTCGATAAGTACATCATGGCGTCTGGAGGCATTCCACACGCTCAAGCGCTTCCACAAGGTCCTGGAAAGTCATTGCTTGTTGAGCCCAATGACCCGGACTTCGGCGATAGCAGATATGTCAGAAACACTGCAAGCATTATGCGCAACGAGTACACCAGCTTGATTGAAGTCCCTGCGATCTTTTATGGATCCGGAATCAAGAAGGGCAGCGTCGACCTTAAGTTCTTCTATACAGGTTCGCTACTTGCGAGAGCACAAGATATCAATCAGAATGGACAACTCATCGAAACTACCGGAGCGACCAAAGGACATACAATTGGAATGGTTATGTATGATGAAGGCGCAATCATCATAACTGCAAGTTACAACCTTGATAAACATGATATCGTAACTGATGGTTATCTCAGCCCAACAGGAGCAGCACAGGTTCCAAATGTTAACTGGATTGATATTCCTCGGTGGGTTTACTTTGGAGCATATCAATCTGTCGTTACGGGAACGTCATATTTATTAGCAACATCATCTGACTTCGCTCCAGCTTCATCATCATATCATATGGAGTTCAAGGGAACGACGTACACACCAGTTCTGACAATGCTTGCGAATGCTCCGAAGAACCAGTTGAACTGGTCGAACAATCCGACGTACATTGAACACAAGGAAACATTTGTTAGCAAATCATTTGCTGAAGTGTTTGTGAAACAGACAGGTTCGCAGATGTATATCGAGCATGAGAAGATCGCCATTAAGAACACCGTTTCATCGTCGTATACTGGATATAAGGAAGCGTTCAAACCACAGACGTTCATTTCAAAGATTGCAGTGTTCGATGAAGATAAGAATATGATTGCAGTTGCAAAGCTAGCCAATCCGATCTTAAAACGTAATTCCGATGACTATAGCGTCCGACTCAAAATTGATCTGTAGTTTGTAACTTACCAATATCACAGGGGATAACATGATTTTAGGATTAGACGTAAGCACCAATTGCACAGGAATCACAGTGCTTGACGACAACGGAAAGCTGCTGTATTGCGAAGCAGTTCGGACACACAAAGAGAAAAGCTATATGAAGAAGATGGACATGCTAGATGATGTGTTCGTCAAGCTCCTAGAACGAGTCCATGCAGATCATATCTTCATTGAAGAACCAGTCCAGCGCTTTGCTGGCGGTAAATCATCAGCATCAACCATCGCCAAGCTTAATCAGTTCAATGGAGCAGTTCGCTGGCTAGCATACGACATCTTCGGAGTTGAGCCCGAATTCATTCCAGTTCGATCAGCCCGCAAGCTTTGTGGCGTCAAGTCAAAGAGAGGCGACGATGCAAAGAAGAAGGTTCTTCAATGGGTTGAGGCAAACTACGACTCGTTTCATTACGAACTAACGCATCAAGGCAATCCCAAACCGGGAACGTTTGATAGAGCAGATAGCTTGGTTGTTGCAAAAGCGGGTTTTATCAAGCTTAACGACTAATTATAACATGAAGATCAAACGCTCAGAACTAACCACCATTGTCAACGAAGAGCACATCAGTGTTCTGAAAGAAGAGAAGGCCCGCTTAACGCTCTTGCGAGAGTACGACAAGCTGCTGGAATCCGGACTAACAAAGGCGCAAGCAAACAAGCAGATTCTGCGGCTTGACGAGGGATTCTTTGATGCGATATTGGAACAGATTAGAGAGTGGCTATTTGACAAGATTCTTCAAGCTGTCGGGGTTGACACGACCAAGCCGCTGGCCAGAGCCATAAGAGAAGCTTTTGGTAATATGGGTTGGGAAGACTGGAAGGGCGTTTTCTCCGGCGATTGCAACACAATTAGCACTGTTGTCGTTGAGGCCATTGAGCAGACTGTTTTCGAAGTACTCGTCACGGACACTATTGGAGAGTTGCTAGGCTATGATCCAGAGAAGCTTGGGAATACGATTGGGTTTGAGCCAACCGGAATCGTTGGTGAATTGATTCTTAAGGCTGTTGGTCCAGCTCAGGAAACGATCGTAGGAACTGTGAGAGAGTATCTAAGCTCTATGGCTTCAGATATGATGAAACCACTACACGAACCATTAACAAAGTGGATATGTGATATTGAGTTTAATCAAATCATTGACCACTTGCGAACCTAAATATAGATCAATTGACACACATTGCATATCGTGGTAAACTCGTTATATGAAAAAGGCGACGTTTCTACAATCACTGCTTGGGCCATGCGTCCATATGGGCGACGAGTACATGTACGCTTGCCCGTTTTGCAAGCACGACAAACGAAAACTATCAATCAATCTGAACAAAGACAAATGGAAATGCTGGGTTTGTGATAAAGCCGGCAGATCCATAAATTCATTGTTAAGACAGGTTGGTTCACCAGCGCATCTAAGATCGTGGGCACAACTAACGAACTCTGTTGACCTATCTGAGTTCGGCGACATCAGGTTGGAAAGCTTGTTCGAGGACACAAAAGAGAAAATCAAAGAAACCATTGAACTTCCAAAAGAGTTCAGAACACTCGCAACAACCAAGAAAGTACGACACTCCAACAAAGCACTAACATATCTGAACCATCGCAATATATCATTCTCAGACATCTTAACATGGAAGATCGGCATCTGTACAACAGGCGATTACGCAAACAGAATCATCATTCCATCATTCGATATCGAAGGCAAACTCAACTACTTCATTGGCAGAGCGATCGATGGCTCATGGCCAAAGTACACAAACGCTGGACAATCAAAGAAAGACATTGTGTTCAATGAGCTTAACATCGACTTCTCAAAGGATGTGACATTGGTTGAGGGAGCGTTCGATGCAATCGTATCAGGCGAGAACAGTGTGCCTTTGCTTGGCTCTACGTTGAAGGATGGTGACTTGCTATTCAAGCGACTGGTCGAAGCTGGCACGAACGTTTACATGGCACTGGACAACGACGCACAGCAGAAGCAGGGCAAAATCACAGAGCTTCTTCTTCATTACGGATTGACGGTTTATACGATTGACACATCAGGTTTTGAAGACGTGGGAACCATGTCGAAGCAACAGTTCTTAGGGCGGAAACGAGAAGCAACATTGGCAGACTCGTGGAGCTTGTTCCGATCGGCAGTGGCGAGGGGCTGAAGTGACAGTTGAAGTTGGGGACATGCTCAAGAAGCTTGGCCAGCGAATAGGTCTGATCGATGACGTTGAGCTTGGGGATATGTATAGATATCAAGAATGGGATTGGCCATCAGTTGGTCTGTATAAGCAAATGCTGGTTATTCTTTCGAAGAAGAAACTGTTCGTTAATCAGCAATGTGGCGATGATATACATTGGAAAGGATACGAATGTCATTCCATTCTTGTTTGGGACGATGGTCACATCAAGCATAGAATAGAAACCATTGGCCGCAATGAGCTTAAGTTCAATTTCACAAAGGTAACAGAATGAAGATACTACAGATAAGTGATATACATGTAAGGAATTACAAATATCACCACGAATACAAAACAGTGTTTGCAGAACTCTATGAGAAAGCAAAGGAACTGAAGCCAGACATTATTGTCAACACAGGCGATACGTTCCACACGAAGTCAAAGATATCACCAGAAGCATATCAAATGGTTTCAGACCTGTTCAGGAATCTGGCCAACATTGCACCGTTACATGTGATATTGGGCAACCACGACACGAACGTTAAGAACGCCAGCAGGCTTGATTCGGTCAGTCCGATCATTGAAGCGCTGGATCACAAGGACATTCATTATCATATGAACACTGGCGAAGTGATCTTTAAGGAACACAATGCAATCCTCAGTGTGATGTCGATCCTTGATCCTGAGAATTGGTATCATCCGGTTAATAAAGAGACAACTAACATCGTCATGTATCACGGAGCAGTTCAGGGGTCAAAGACTGACACTGGCTGGGTAATGGAACATGGGGAGATTGACATTGATTTTCTTAAGAAGTTTGACTATGCTTTGCTTGGAGATATCCACAAGACCAATCAAATCTTGGACGACAAAGGAAAGATAAGATATCCAGGCTCATTGATCTGCCAGAACTTTGGAGAAACAAACGACAAAGGCTTTCTGCTTTGGGACATCAAGGACAAGGACAACTTCACATGCGAGCACCACAAGCTAATGAATCCGAAGCCTTTCATTTCTGTTAAGCTCACACAAACAGGAAGACTGCCATACAAATACACGCCACCGAAGGGAGCGAGAGTCAGACTCGTTTCCGAGAACAGATTGTCACTCAGCGCAATCCGCAGATCATTAGCTGCAGCAAAGCATCGCTACAAGCCGGAGATTGTGACCTTTCTAAACAGGGCGAACTCTGATAGAATTAATCTTGAGGACGAAGTCAGTTCCATTCTTAACAAGAGTTTGCGAGAGGTTTCAACACAAGAGAAGCTCATTGAGAGGTACTTAGAAGACTTCAACGTTAACGAAGAAACTCTCAAGGAAGTATATACTCTAAACAAGAAGTACAACTTGCTAGCACAGCAATCAGAAGAGACACAGAGGAACATTTCATGGAAGATCAAGAGTTTCAAATGGGATAACTTATTCAATTATGGCAGCGGGAACTACATCAATTTTGAGAACCTGTCGGGGATTGTTGGGATCTTTGGGAAGAACTATTCAGGTAAAAGCTCTGTCATTAATGCTTTGTTATACACTGTCTTTAATTCAACTGCTAAAAACATTAGAAAGAACTACAATGTCATTAATGAACACCGCGACATTGGTTCTGGAGAGATTGAGATCGAAATCAGCTCTAAGATCTATAAGATTGTACGCACGTCTGAGAAGTATACAAAGAAGCTCAAAGGCAAAGTAACCAACGAAGCAAAAACCGATGTTAACTTCTCAGTGTACGATCCAGACACTGGAGAGACAAAGGTTCTCAACTCAACTGATAGAGCGGCAACTGACAGAGAAATTCGTAAGATCTTTGGCACTATCGATGATTTCTTATTGACATCAGTTATGCCACAGATGAGCGCTCTGAAGTTTATAAACGAAGGTTCAACCAAGCGCAAGGAGATCCTTGCTAAGTTCCTTGACTTGGAACTGTTTGAACAGAAGTTCAGGCTAGCTCACGACAATGTATCAGAAACCAAGGTCATGCTCAAGCGCCTGGAAGTCAATGACTACAACACAGAAATCAAAGCAACGATGCTCAAGCTTGCCAAAAATGAGGTGCGAACAGCCTCAAAGAGGGCAGCTTGCGATTCACTGAATGAATTCATTGAACAGTCTGAAACAGAACTATCAGAAACAATTGAGAAGATTGAATCAATACCAGAAGAGTCAATTGACATCGAGCAAGTCACTTCTGACAGAGATGCGTTATTCAGAAGCATTGTCACGAAGAACAGTTCGAATGATTTGATAACAGGACAAATCGAAGAGAGTGAAGACTTTGTCTCCAAAGCTGACAGCTTCCTTGAGACGTTCGACGTTGAGGCATACAAGGCTAAGATCACCGAGGGACAAGAGAAGAGCATTGATATGACAGCCGTTCAATCTGAACTGTCGAGCAACAAGTCAACTCTGAAGGTATATGAGAACAGTAAGAAATCACTTCAAGGCATTCCATGTGGCACTTCATATTTGACGACATGCAAGTTCATAAAGGACGCATATGAATCATCAAAGAAGATAGAGAGCTTGACTCATTTGTTGGATGCACTCGATGGACAACAGAAGTTATTAGCCAAAGACATAATTGTCCTGGACATCACAACGGCAACGAAGATGGTTCAGAGATACGATCAACTAATCGAACAGAAACGAGAACACGAGTCTGGAATCGTTAAAAAGAGATTGCTGAGAGAACAAAACATAAATGACATTAACTCCTCAGAACAAAAGCTAGCTGAATACGATCAAGAGATTGAGTATTATAACGAGAACAAAGATGCTATTGAGAATCACCACAAGCTGAAGCGACAGAAGAAGAAACTTACGAAGCAGATCGTTAATTACAGCTCAGAGCTTAAGGAGTGCGAAGACAGCATCTTAGAACTATACAAGAAGCACGGCTCTCTCGAAGAGCGACTTAAGAACTCGAAGGAACAAAAGGAAGAGTTAGAACGCCTGCGAGTTGAATTCACAGCCAGTGATTTGTTCATGAGGTGCATGCACAGCAACGGCATTGCATTTGATATCATCAAGAAGGCATTGCCACACGTTAATGATGAGATTGCGAAGGTACTAGCAAACATCGTAGAGTTCAGAGTGTTCTTTGAGACTGACGGCAACAAGCTTGATATCTACATTCAACATCCGAAGCATCAAGCTAAACCCCTGGAGAATGGCTCTGGAGCAGAGAAGACATTGGCAGCAATGGCGATAAGGATTGCGATCCTAAGCGTTAGCAACATGCCGAAGTGCAATGTGCTTATCTTAGACGAGCCTGGATCATCTTTAGATGAAGATCATTTGGAGTCATTCTCTAGGATCATTGAGATGCTCAAGGGATATTTTGATATCTGCATGATAATTACTCATGTAGGTTCTTTGAAAGATATCGTGGATCGTGAGATTCTGATTGACAAGGTTGATGGATTTGCGAGGATTAGAGAGTAGTTATGTCATGAAAGTTAACAAAGTTAAACTAAAGAAGATAATTAAAGAAGAAATTATTAAGGAAGTTTTTTCATCAAAGTTGAAAAAACGTCGTTGGGACGATAAGCCAGATTACGATGATCATCCGGAAGGAGAACATTGGTCCGGACACGCTTACACCAGAAGATGGGATAATCCACTTAGGCACTCTACTTCATCGGCTATGGAAGAAGTCAATGATGATTTGTTTGCCATATTTGAGGTGGAAGTGGAAATGCACCCACAATTTGAGCAAACATTTTTGAAGATATTCGCCGCCCTTGATGATTTGAGAAAGCAGATGAAGTCAGTTTAAAGCTGTTAACAAACCAAGGGGAATCAAGTACAATGGGAATTAAGAAGGTATTCGCGAAATGGCATTCACGGAAATGGCAAGTATTCATTATAGCCACAGTCCTTTTCATATTGGGACCAATCGTAGATATGATGTGGGTTCCAGTTTGGGCGTGGGTCACAGTTGCAACAGCCTATGTTGGCTCAGAAGCTTATGTTGACCGCTCTCACAAAATGGCAAAGGCATTGAAACCAAATGTGGATGGCAATTAAGAAAGTTTGGGTATGGATTAAGGCATATTGGTACATTCCAGTAACTGTTGCTGTCTCTGTTGTCATGTGGGCCGTCTTCAAAGAAGATATTGGCGAACCAGCCAGATTGCTCAAAAACGCCAAAGAATCACACAAGAGAGAAATTGAGACTCTAGAGAAGATCCGAAAGGAATCTGAGCAAAAGAAAGAGCAAGCACATCGCGACTATTACAAAGCAGTCACAGAGCTTGACGACAAGTACAAGCTAATGAATCTCACTTTGCATGAGTGGGAAAAGAAGAAGATTCAAAAGATAGTCAATAAGACGATAGATGATCCACAAACTAGAGCAGAAATGATCGCAGAAGAGTTTGGATTCGTAGTGGTGGTTGTCGATGACTGAGCGTATTATCGCAGTAATAATCGCAGTCATTATCGTTCTCGTTTCAGCATTGAGCTTTGCACAACAAGGCAAAGTAGCATCTATCAAGAAGGGCCAATCGGCTCCTTTTGCTGGATTGCTTTATGATTACAAAGCAGACGCTGTCATGAGCGCCAAGCGTGAAACTTCTGAAGCCAGACACAAGATTGATAAGAAGTACGCTTTGGACTTGCAAGCGGCCAAACACAAGACTGAGAAGAGCGTTGTTATCATCTCAAAGGAAGCTGCTGAGAAACGGTATGTTGAGATAACAAAGATTAAGAACAGCCGAATTACGGACCTTGAAGACCGCATTCTTAGCCAGAATGACTATTCAACTTGGTGGTTTGTCGGAGGAATCATCGCAGGCACATCGGTAACATTGGCTGTTCTCTATGTTTCTGCAGCCATTTTTGATGATGTGATTGATGACCAATAATGCCAAAGAACTACAACTACATAGCAGCATTAGAGCGTGCCATCGGAAAGAAGTACGGTGAGCTATCGACCATCAACCCCGCCAAGTTTTGGGACGAGGACAAAGAGAAAGATTACATTGAACAAACCAAAGAGCTATTTAAAGATGATTTCCTCAGAACATCAAGAGATCTACAAGAAGAGTCTGATGGGTTTTTCATAAGCTCGAAACTAATTAATAGAGATATTGAAAGGATCTGTGAAGTTTGTGAAACATACTCCTTCAATATGAGCGATGACATATATCAGACTAAGTTCGGATGTTGTTATAAGTGTTATGTAAGATATGTACATCGGATGGAAGACCGATGGGAAACAGGCTGGAGGCCAGAGAATGCCAAAGAAAGAGAAGAAGACAGATAGCGTCGTTGATATCATCAATGGCATTTCGTCAGCCGCAGCGGCAGCTTATGACGGCGCAGTTGACGACAAAGGTGAAAAGGTCAAGGTTGGCCTGAACCGAGAGAAGTATGATAGCATTGTATGGGATTCACGCAGTGGAGCAATGGACGGCTTCAGCGTCAAGTTCGCAGGTGACATGCTCATCGTTTCATATCATGGTGAAGTGAACATGAGCGACCTTCACAAAGATGGCCCAAAGAAGTTTGAACGAGAGATTGAATCAATGTTTAACGACGTTGTTAAGTTCCTAAAGAAAGAGTATAAGAACCACGCCAAGGGTTCATTGACACTGACATCTCAGGGAGATTGTGATGCTCACATTGAGCGTATGTCTAACATTAGAAATTGGGTAACAGCTACAAAGACATATAAGATTGGCAATATGAGTGGCGTTATGGAAGTCGATAAGGAGCGAACAGTCGACAAGGCCATCGCAGACTTCTTAGCATTGTCTACTGACAAACGACCAAAGAACGCTCCCAAAGTTAAAAATGATTAATGGCAAGAAAGCTAACCAAAACAGAAATCAGGAAAGAGGTTCTTAAGTGCGGTAAGGATCCGGTTTACTTTATCAAAAACTATGTCAAGATCATTCACCCAATCAGGGGCCTGATCCCATTTAGCCTTTACCCATTCCAAGAAGAAGTAGTAGAAGATTTCAGAAAGAACCGTTTCAACGTTGTTCTTAAGGCGCGACAGCTTGGCATTTCAACCACAATCGCTGGATTCATTGCTTGGTTAATTCTGTTCCATCGCGGAAAGAACGTGCTTATCATGGCAACCAAGCTTGATACCGCAGGCAACTTAGTTCGGAAGGTTAAGCTGGCCATGAAGAGCCTGCCCAAATGGCTAACAATCTCAAAGATCGAGATTGACAATCGCAACAACTTCAAGCTCGACAATCAATCACAAGTGAAAGCCATCTCAACCAGCGGAGACGCTGGCCGTTCTGAAGCGCTGTCATTGCTGGTTGTTGACGAAGCAGCCCACGTAGAGAACATGGACAAGCTATGGGCTGGTTTGCAGCCCACACTAAGCACAGGAGGTGATTGCATCATTGCCTCAACTCCGTGCGGAGTTGGTAATGTGTTCCATAAGATCTACTCAGAAGCGGAGCAGAACCTTAACGACTTCAACCCCATTGTTTTGCCATGGGACGTTCATCCTGAGAGAGATCTTGAATGGTATGAGAAGGAATGCCGTTCGCTGTCACGTCGAGAGATCGCGCAAGAGCTAAACTGCAACTTCAACATGTCAGGCGAATCTGTTATTCATCCTGATGATTTGTTATGGATCAAAGAGAACATCCAAGAACCAAAGTACAGGACAGGCTTCGACAGGAACCTATGGATTTGGGAAACGTACAAGACCGGAGAGAAGTACTTCTTAACGGCAGACGTTGCACGAGGTGATGGAGGTGATAACTCTGCCTTTGTTGTCATCAACGTTCGAACGCTTGAGGTTGTTGCTGAATACTATGGACAGATTCCACATGACATGTTCGCGCCATTGATTGCTGAGACTGGCAGAGAGTACGGATCGTGCCTTGCTGTGGTCGAAAACAACAAGGGCGATGCCGTTCTAATGAAGCTTAAAGACCTCGCATATCCGAACGTTTACTTCTCAAGAAAGACAACTCACGAATATGTTGACCAGTACCAAGCCGAGGGACAGACTCAAGTGATTCCCGGATTCACGATGACAGAGAAGAACAGAAGGTTTGTCATCGCAAAGCTTGAAGAAATGATTCGCAACAAGATGATCAAGACGCACTCACGCCGCTTCTTCTCAGAACTAGAAACATTCATTTGGACATCAAGCAGACCACAAGCAATGCGAGGTTATAAGGACGATTTAACCATCTCAATGGCCATTGCGTGTTGGGTTCATGAGACGGCATTGGTCGCAAACAAATACGACTTAGAGTACAAGATGGCCTTAGCTTCAAGCATTATGTCTTCGACGACCAAAATGAATACTAAAATATCAGGCATGAAAGGGTATGATAGAAACAGTCCATATGGCAAATTGCCCCAAAGGCGAGATCCAAAAGATGCATCAAAGATCATCGGGCTACCATTCTTCAGAGGTTAATCGATGAACAGACATACAACATCATTCTATAAGAATCCAAACAATCCAAAGTCAACCCTGTTCAAGAGGCTCACAAAGCTTCTCTCAGGTCCGTTGGTTAATTATCGCCAACAGCAGGTTCAGAGGGACAGACGCCATCGCTTAGACAAGTATGCTAAGAAGTTCAGGTCAGCTTCGGGCCAACAGTTCCGAAAGAAGTCATATAACCCATATGACAATCTGACAGCAAACAGGCTGGTTAACCAGAACCGAGCAGAGCGATACCTTGACTTTGACCAGATGGAGTATGATCCGGTTTTACATAGTGCCATGGATGTTTTCGCAGATGAAATTACAACCCACAACGAATTCGGCGACTTGTTGACCATCGAATGCCCCAACGAAGAGATCAAAGCAATCATTCATTCATTGTTCTACAAGGTACTCAACATTGAGTTCAACCTGTACAACTGGGCACGCACCCTAATCAAGTACGGTGACTTCTTCATGTATCTTGATATTGATGAGGACATGGGAGTCAAGAGCGTTATCGGCCTGCCGGCCCCAGAGATCGAACGCATGGAAGGTGAAGATCCATCCAACCCAAGCTACGTCCAATTCCAATGGAACAGTGCGGGAATGACACTGGAGAATTGGCAGATTGCTCACTTCCGCATTTTGGGAAATGACAAATATGCACCATATGGAGAGAGCGTTTTGGACCCTGCACGCAGAGTGTGGAGGCAGCTCTCACTGCTCGAAGATGCCATGATGGCATACCGAATCGTCAGAGCGCCAGACAGGCGAGTGTTCTACATTGATGTCGGCGGAATCCCACCAGAAGACGTTGAAGAGTTTATGCAGAAGACGATCACTTCAATGAAACGACATCAGGTTTTGGACCCCGAAAAGGGACAGGTTGACTTGAGGTACAATCCAGCTTCAATCGAAGAGGACTTCTTCATTCCGGTCCATGGCGGTATCAGCAATACGAAGATTGAGACATTACAGGGAACAAGCTGGGGGAATGACATCGATGATGTTCAGTACCTTCTCAACAAGATGTTCGCTGCAATCAAGATCCCAATGTCATATCTGATCCGAGGCGAAGGAGCAGACGAGGACAAAGCCACACTAGCACAGAAGGACATCAGGTTCGCTAGAACCATCCAACGCCTGCAGCGTTCATTGATCGCAGAACTAGAGAAGATTGCAATCATTCATTTGTACACGTTAGGCTTCAAGGGTGATGATTTGATCTCATTCAAGCTGAAGCTTTATAATCCGTCCAAGATTGCACAGCTTCAAGAACTAGAACATCTGAGGACCAAACTAGAATTAGCTGCATCAGCTAAGGATGCATTCTTCAGTGGCCGATGGATCGCTGAGAACATCCTTGACATCTCTAAGGAAGAGTTCGTTCGTAATCAACGAGAACGATTCTACGATGCTAAGCTTAACACAGCCATGGAAGCGATTGCGGCAGTCACCGGAGAAGCTGCAGGAATGGGCGAGATGGGCGCATTGGGCGGCGGCTTCGAAGGCGGAGAGCTTGACGATGTTGGTGGAGATATGGATCTCGGAGGAGAAGAAGACTTTGGTGGAGGTGGAGAAGAACCTGATGAAGGCGGGTTCGATGGCTTAATGGCCAGTCCTGACGAAGCTGGGTCGCCGCCAGCAAGCAGGGATGCTGATTGGGAATGGCGGAAGTATAAGAAGGTCAACTCTTCGGGGAAGATCGTTTCAACAACGACCAACAAGTCAAAGGGTAAA